TTTTTTTATTATAAATACATTAAGTTCTAAACCATTTTATTTAATTATGAAACCAACATATCTTTATATAAAACAACACAAAATAACAGGAATGAAGTATTTCGGAAAAACAACAAAATCTGATCCTATAAAATATAAAGGATCAGGCAAACATTGGAAAAGACATATAAAAAAACATGGTATACAATATGTAAAAACTTTATGGTATAAATTGTTTACAGATAAAGATGAATTAATGAATTTTGCACTAAACTTTTCTAAACAAAATGACATTGTAAATTCCCCATTATGGTTAAATTTGAAAGAAGAAAATGGTCTTGATGGTGGAATGGAAAAAGGTTTTTGGGATGATGACCACCTAATCAAAAATAGTATTTCAGCAAAAGAAAGACATGCTTCTGGACATTATGATTATAAAAAAATGGCAGAAATGCGTAAAGGATATAAACAACCCCAATCACAAAAAGATGCAGTATCAAGAAAATTATCTGCAAATTGGATGATAACATCACCAGAAGGAATTCAACAAACAATAACAAATTTAAGAAAATTTTGTATCGAAAATAATTTAGATCAAGGAAATCTTTCAAGAGGTAAACATAAAGGTTGGAAAGCAATTAAATCACAAGACTAAATAAAGATATGAGTGCAATTACAAGAACACCACAAAATACAAATTTACTGCAACCCACAAAGTTTCAGTTGACATTTGATAGAATTAAAAATACAACATTCTTTTGTCAATCTGTAAATATACCGGGTATGGCAGGTAATCAAATTACGGTAAATACACCAGCAATAGATTATTATGCTGCGGGTAATAAAATTATATACAACACTTTTAATATAGATTTTTTAATAGATGAAGACTTACAATCTTGGATCAGCATTTATGATTGGTTTAGATCGTATGCCGACCCTACCGGCAGTTCTACAAGAAATAGATTATCTAATATACAATCAAATAGAAAGTCTCTCCAAACTTATTCGGACGCAACCTTAACAATATATTCTGCATTAAATAATCCTAACAAAAGAATACACTTTATTAATGCATTTCCAATTTCCCTTTCTGATATCAATTTAGATACCAAACAATCCGCAGATAATATTATCACTGGATCAGCATCTTTTGTTTTTGAATATTTTGAATTTTTACCAACTTAATTATTGACACAATTATAACTTAATGTTATAATCAAGAAAGTTAGTTATAGTGAGTTTATTATGGAAAATCTTGAACAAGTATTAAAACATTGGGAAGAAGATGCAAACGTTGACCAAACAGAACCAGGTAAAGAATTACTTAAAATACCAAAATTACATAATAAGTATTTGACCATTCTTACAAAACATAGAATCGCTTCCAAAAAAGCACATTTCGATTATCTTCGTTTGAAAAAAACGAAATGGGAATATTATACAGGTAAATTATCACAAGAAGAACTTGATGAATACGGATGGGAACCGTTCCAATTTGTATTGAAATCCGATGTGACTACATACTTAGAGAGCGATAAAGATTTGATTAAATTGATGGAAAAGAAAATATATCATGAAGAAGTTATCGCTGTTGTTGAAAGTATTATGAATGAATTAAAACAACGAACTTGGCAGTTGAGAGATTTTATCCAATGGGAACGATTTATAGGTGGACAATAGATGGTAAGATTTGGTTTCTTATAAATAATTTTATAGGAGGCAAAATGAAAACACACAAACTTATGATAAAAACACACAATATAACAGGATTAAAATACCTATGTTATACAAGAAGTGAAGGTAAAGAATACGACAATTACAAAGGTTCTGGTAAAATATGGAAAAGACATTTAAAAAAATATGGTGATTCTATAACAACAGAATTAATTTTTGAATCTTTATTTTTTGATGAATTTAAAAAAATTGCAATAGAAAAAAGTATAGAATATGATATCGTTTCATCTGATTTGTGGGCAAATTTAAAAATAGAAGAAGGTGATGGTGGTGATACTGTTTCAAATAAAAAATGGATAACGAATGGTATATCTGATACTTATTTAAACAATGATTTACCTTTACCTGAAGGATGGTCATATGGTAGAAGTAGATGTGTATTTAATGATTCAGAAAAACAAAAAGAATTTGCTAAAAGACAAACAAAAGAACAAAGAAGTGAAATAATACAAAAATGTTGGAATGAAGGTAAAATGGATAAAAGAGACCACAAAAAATGTGGTACTAAAGGAAATAATAATCCATCAAAACGACCAGAAGTAAAGGAAAAAATTAAACAATCAGCAATTAAACAAAGTAAAGAACGAAGTGATAGAATAAAATTGAATAAACCATGGGAATCACGATGGAAAAAAAAGACATAGTAGTGTCTAAATTAAATGAAGTTTATGTTAAAATACATTGTGAAAGAAGTATTGCTAAAGAATTACACGATTATTTTTCATTTATGGTACCAGGTTACCAATTTACTCCAGCATTTAGAAATAAAATATGGAATGGTAAAATTTATCTTTATCATCTCCAAACATCACAATTATACCAAGGTCTTTTATCACACTTAGAAGAATTTTGTAAAGAAAGAAAATACACATATAGTATTTCAGATGAATTAGAATATGAAGATGATTATTCTGTTTATTTGGCAAATAAATTTATTGATTCGTTAAATTTACATTCAGGTGGTAAATCAATTCAAATAAGAGAACATCAATTAAAAGCATTTATTCATGTAATGCAAAAAAGAAAAACTCTTATTTTATCTCCAACAGCTTCAGGTAAATCTTTAATAATTTATACAGTTTTTAGACAATTATTAGATTATAAAAAATTTAAAGGTTTAATTATTGTACCTACAACTTCCCTAGTTGAACAACTATACTCGGATTTTCAAGACTATTCAAGCGCAAATGGATTTGATGTCGAAGAAAATGTTCACAAAATATATCAAGGAAAAGAAAAAACATCAGATAAACCGTTGATTATTTCAACTTGGCAATCTTTATATAAAATGCCAAAAGAATACTTTGAACAGTTTGATTATATCATTGGTGATGAAGCACACCTATTTAAAGCACAATCTCTTACTACAATATTAACCTCATGTAAAAATACCAAATATAGAATAGGATTAACTGGTACTCTTGATGGAACTAAAACACACAAATTAGTTTTGGAAGGTTTATTTGGTCGTGTAAAAAAAGTAATTACAACTAAAGAACTGATAGACAAAAAAGATTTGGCAGATTTTGAAATTAAATGTTTAATATTAAAACATGATGATCAAATCTGTAAAGAATTAAAAAGTAAATCATATCAAGATGAAATTCAATACTTAATATCAAATGAAGAAAGAAACAAGTTTATTAGAAATCTTGCTATCAGTTTAAAAAATAATACACTTATTTTGTTTCAAATGGTTGACAAACATGGTCAAATATTATATGATAATATTAAGCAAAATTCTAAAATAGGAAATAGAAAAGTATTCTTTATTCACGGTGGTGTTGACACAGAAGAAAGAGAAGAAGTAAGAAAAATAATGGAGACGGAAAATGATGCTATTGTTGTGGCTTCTTTTGGTACTTTTAGTACAGGTATCAATATTAAAAATTTACACAATATTATATTTGCCTCGCCATCGAAAAGTAGAGTCAGAAATCTCCAGTCTATTGGACGAGGACTAAGACAATCTTCTAATAAATCAAAAGCTGTATTGTATGATATTGCTGATGATCTTCGTGTTGGAAAACATAACAATTTTACTCTCAATCACTTCTTGGAGAGAGTGAATATATATAATGAAGAACACTTTTCTTACAAAATTTACAAGGTAAAATTAAAGAATGAGTGACAATATCAAATTTCTAAGACTAGTAAGTGGTGAAGATATTATTTGTGATATGGATGAAAATACAGATAATTATACTGTATATAATGCTATGACTGTGATGATTAACAATATGAGTGGTAAAGAAGTCTTACGTATCAATCATTGGTTACCTATTCCAATCGTAGCTGAAAATGTAACCAACATTCCAAAATCTCAAGTAGTCTCCGTGTTTGAACCATCTGTTGAATTTAGACAATACTATATTGATTTGATTAATGAATTTGAAAGTAAAATGAAAGAGAATGAATTATTTAAAGATGGATCCAAAGATGTTATGGAATCATATATGGATATATTAGATAATATGAATAATACAGTTATTCATTAATTATATTATCTATCAACCCAACATACTGGATGTTACAGACTGTCAAGTACTTTGTCAACAATAATTATGGTAAACATGAATATGAGTAAAAAGAATTATATTAATAACGAAGATTTCCTTAATGCCCTTATTGATTATAAGAATAGGTGTGTAGAAGCAGAAAAAAATAAAAAACCAGAACCAGTAATACCAAATTATATTGGTGAATGCTGGATGAAAATAGCAGAAGGTCTGTCACATAAACCAAGCTTCATTAATTATACTTACAGAGATGAAATGATTTCTGATGGTATAGAAAACTGTCTCATGTATTTTAAAAACTTTGATCCTTCTAAATCAAAGAATCCATTTGCTTATTTTACACAGATAATATATTATGCTTTTTTACGAAGAATACAAAAAGAAAAGAAACAAACATATGTAAAGTATAAAGCAACTGAACAATTTGGTATTTTGGATGAATTTGAAATGATGGAATTTGATGACGGTACAACAAGACAATTTGAATTGTATGATAATCTTAGTGAATTTATAGATAGATTTGAAGAAAGCAAGAAAACAAAAAAAGTGGTAAAGAAGAAAAAAGGTATTGAAAAGTTTTTTGATGAATGATATAATATGAAAAATTTGAATAAAGGTTATTATGAAAGTTGCGATTATAACAGATCAACATTTTGGTGCAAGAAACGATTCATCACAGTTTTTAGATTTCTATGAAAAGTTTTACAGCGAAACATTTTTTCCTACATTAGATAAAAATAATATTACCACATTACTTGTATTGGGTGATACTTTTGATAGAAGAAAATATATCAATTTCAATACTTTGAAAAAGAGTAAAGAAATTTTTTTTGATGAATTGAAAAAAAGAGATATTGAATGTTATATGTTGGTAGGTAATCATGACACATCTTTTAAAAATACCAATGATGTTAATTCTGTTGATTTGGTATTAAGAGAATATGATAACATTAATATTATTGATTCTCCACAAACAATACATTTAAATTATGAAAATGAATCACATGATGTTTGCATGATTCCTTGGATCTGTGCGGAGAATTATGATAGATCGATGGAAGAAATGAAAAATACAAGTGCAAAATTTTGTATGGGTCATTTTGAAATTGAAGGTTTTGCTATGTATCGTGGTATGCCAAGTACAGAAGGTTTACCACAAGATTTGTTTAGAAAGTTTGCTATGTCATTTTCTGGTCATTATCATCATAAATCAAATAAAAATGGAATATATTATCTCGGTAATCCATATCAATTAACATGGTCAGATTATGGAGATGAAAGAGGTTTTCATTTATTTGATCTTGATACACAAGATTTAGAATTCATTAAAAATCCAAATGAAATGTTCTTTAGAGTTATGTATGATGATAAAGAAGAATCTATGATCGAGATTAATAATAAAGATTTGTCAAAATATACAAATACTTATGTTAAAGTGGTAGTAGTGAATAAAACTAACCCATTTTTGTTTGACAAATTCTTAAATAACTTATATAATGTAAATCCAATCGATGTTACTATCAACGAAGACTTTACAGATTTAACAGAAGGTGTTGAAGATGATATGGTAAATCAAGCTGAAGATACTTTGACTATTTTAAATAAATTTGTTGATACTATTCAAGAAGAAAATATCGATACAAATAAATTGAAAAATATAATGAAAGAACTTTATGTTGAGGCATTAAATACTGAACAATGATAACATTTGAAAAAGTTCGTTGGAAAATCGGTTTATTATAAATACAGTCATAAGAGGAATTTATGACTGAAAAAGAAAAAATTAAATTATTATCAGATTCTAAAAAAACAGTTAAAGAGTTGGCAAAAATATTGAAATGTTCAACATCAACTATTTCTAGATATAGAAAAAAATATAATATAACTGTAAATAAAGGATTAAAACCAGGTCAACATAATAATGTAATAAAAAAATATAAAACAAATTGTTTGGTATGTTATAAAGAATTTGATACTGTACCATCAGATAATAAAAAATATTGTTCAAGAAAGTGTATGTATGAAAGTCAAGAATACATTAATAAATTAAAAAATGTAGATAAAACATATATGCAAACTGAAAAATATAGAAAAACTTTATTAAAAGAAGATACACCAGAATATAAAAGATATAGAAATAGAGTATCAAATCTTTCTGAAAAAACTTATAAAAAAAATATTAAATTATTGAATCCAAATAATTATACTAGAACTGTTGCTGGTATAAAAGGCGGATATCAACTTGATCACATTATTAGCGTTAGAGATTGTTTTAATAATGGTATTTCTCCTGAAGAAGCTTCTAAATTAGAAAATCTTCAAATACTACCTTGGAAAGAAAATTTGTTAAAAAGATAAATTATGTTAAATTTTCAAAAAGTGAAATGGAAAAATTTATTAAGTACAGGTAATACTTTTACCGAAGTAAATCTTACAAGGTCACCAAATACATTGATTATTGGTCAGAATGGCGCAGGTAAATCTACTATTCTTGATGCATTATGTTTTGGTCTTTTCGGTAAAGCATTTCGTAAAATCAATAAACCTAATTTATTGAATTCCATTAATGGTAAAGATTGTGTCGTTGAGATAGAATTCTCTATTGGTAAAAAACAATTTAAAGTTGTTCGTGGAATTAAACCTAATCTATTTGAAATTTATCAAGATGGTAATTTATTGAATCAAGATGCAGCATCAAAAGATTATCAAGAAGTTTTAGAAAAACAAATATTAAAACTTAATTATAAATCTTTTACACAAGTTGTTATTCTTGGTTCAGCTTCTTTTGTTCCATTCATGCAATTATCTGCTTCGGATCGAAGACTAATTATTGAAGATTTATTGGATATTCAAATCTTTTCTTCAATGAATAATATTCTAAAAGACAAAATGTCAATATTAAAAGATTCTGTGCAAAAAATAAAATATGATATGGATTTGACAGCAGAAAAAATCGATTTACAAAAACAAAATATCGAAGAACATAAAAAACACAATGATTCTGAAATTGAAAAGAAAAGAAATGAAATAGAAGAGTCTCAAAATCAAATTTCAAAATTGGAATCTGATGTTGCATTAATTCAAAAACATATTGATGTAATAAGTAAAAAAATTGAACACAAAGAAAAAGTTGAAGCCAAAAGTTCTAAATTACAACAATATGAATCTAAAATGAATTCTAGAATCAAAAAACTTGAGAAAGAAATATCATTTTATCATGACAACGATAATTGTCCAACTTGTAAACAAGGAATAGAACATGTTTTCAAAGAAAATCAAATTACCAAACTCCGAAAAACAAGAGGAGAAATCGACACTGCTTTGTCACAAATTTCAACAGAAATCTCTGAATCAAGCCAAAGACTTGAAGAGATCAAGAAATACATCAAACACATTCAGGCACACCAAAACGAAATAGTAAAACATAATTCAACTATTTCTGCTGTAAACAAATATATTACAAAACTGAATAAAGAAATAGAAGAATTATTATCCAAAAAAGATAATTTAGAAGATGACAATCATAAATTAAAAGAATTGAAATCACAATTATCAGATTTATTAAAACAACAAAAAGAATTGTCAGTTGAAAAGCAATATTATGAATATGCATCAGCTTTATTAAAAGATACAGGTATTAAAACTAAAATCATTAAACAATATTTACCGATAATGAATAAGTTGATTAACAAATATTTGGTAGCTATGGACTTTTTTGTTAATTTTAATATCAATGAAAATTTTGAAGAAACAATTAAATCAAGACACCGTGATGAATTTAGTTATGCCAACTTTTCTGAAGGCGAAAAACAAAAAATAGATTTGGCATTATTGTTTACTTGGAGACAAATTGCTAAATTAAAAAATAGTACCAATACAAACTTATTGATACTTGATGAAGTATTTGATAGTAGTTTGGATACAAGTTCTGTTGAACTTTTAATGGAATTGTTAAAAGATATATCATCAGAAACTAATGTTTTTGTAATAAGTCATAAAGGTGATCAAATGTTTGATAAATTTAGATCAATAATTAAATTTATAAAAAAAGGAAATTTTTCTGTTATTCAAAAGTAAAATATACTAAATAAATAGTAATGTCAAATCAATTTCAATAATATTATGGAAAAATATAAAATTTATAAAATAATCAATAAAATTAATAATCATTTTTATATAGGTTATACAAAATTAGAATTACAAAAACGATTTAATTTACATGTCAATTCAAAAACAAAAAAAATGCCGGTAGTTTCTGCTATAAAAAAATATGGTAAAGAAAATTTTAATATAGAATTGTTATATGACTTTGATAATAAAGAAGATGCTATTAAGTGTGAAATAAAACTAATTGAAGAATTGAAACCCAACTATAATATACATTTTGGAGGAACAGGTGGACCGATGTATGGTCCAATGAATGGAATGTACGGTAAAAAACATACAGAAGAATGGATAAAAAATAAAAGAAAAAGTATGTTGGGTAAAAATAATCCAATGTTTAATAAAACACATACGGATGATGTAAAAAATAAATTGAGTGAGTTAAAAAAAGGAAATATTCCTTGGAATAAAAATAAAAAAAATGTTTACAACACCGAAACCTTACAAAAAATGAAAAAACCGAAATCAGAAATTCATAAAAATAAATTAAAAAAAGAATATCAATTTATTTCTCCAGATGGTGAAATTATTAATGTTTTTGGATTAACAGAATTTTGTAAAAAAAACAATCTTAATAAAGGTGCTATGTCTGAACTCTCAAGTGGTAAAAGAAATGTTTATAAAGGATGGACAAAATGATTGAAAACAAAGATGATATAATTGTATTTAATACCGAAGATGCAACAAAAGAAGTTATTCGTGAACAAATATTTCCACTTGTTGCAGAAACGGATCCAATTTTAAAAGAAGTTATGCCTGAATTTGATTTCAAAGATCCACCAACGAATGCTATTGAATTAGCATCTGGACTAGTAGATACATGCAAAAGAAATAGAGGTATTGGTTTATCTGCCAATCAATGTGGTTTAAGATATCGAGTATTTGTTATGGGTTATGGAGAAGAATATGTTGCATATTTTAATCCAAAAGTAATTAATACTCGTGGAGAAGTTCATATGATCGAAGGTTGTTTATCATTTCCATTATTAGGTTTAAGAATTACTAGACCAGAAAGTATTGATGTTGAATACCAAGATTATAATGGAGAAACAAAAAAAGCAACTTTTACCGGTATAAGTGCAAGATGTTTTTTACATGAGCTTGATCATATGAATGGAATATTATATACTGAAAAGGTCAAACCATTAGCTTTAAAAAGAGGTATAGAAAAGCGTAACAAGACAATCAAAAAATTTGTCAAGATTACCAAATAATTTATTGACTAATGTGTTATATAATGTTATTATTAACATACTCGAAAGAGTAATTTATTATTTTTTTATTATTAAGGAGTTAGTTGAGATGAGTCAGTCTTTAAATGCAAAACAAAAAATGTTGAACTACTTGAGCAAAACAGATGGTTATAATACTTTTAGTATTGCTCAAGGTCAGAAACTTTTTGGTGTTAAAAACGTATCAGCACGTATTGAAGAACTTCGTAAAGAAGGTCATGTAATTTACACCAACACAGTTACCCGTCGTGACGGTTCTAAAGTTAATGTTTACAAATTAGGTTCTAAACCTACCCGCGAATTTATTGCTCAAGCATATGCTATGGGTATTCGTTACTAATTTGTAGTAATCATTAAAGGGAGCTTATTGCTCCCTTTTCGTGTTTTTAAATTCAAGGAAGAATCATGGAAATATCAATTAAAAAAGAAGATTTACAAAAGAAAAGTTTATTTGTAGCAACACCAATGTACGGTGGTATGAATCATGGTTTGTACATGAAAGCTTGCCTTGATTTACAAACTGTTTGTATGCATTATGGAATTCCAATTAAATTTTCATTTTTGTTTAATGAATCTTTAATTACACGAGCAAGAAATTATCTTGTTGATGAGTTTATTCATAGATCAGAATGTACACACATGTTGTTTATTGATTCTGATATCAATTTTGATCCAAAAGATGTTATTGCATTATTAGCTTTAGACAAAGATGTAGCAGGTGGTCCATATCCTAAAAAAGCGATTAAATGGAGATCAGTTAAACGTGCAATCGAAAAGAATCCAAATATTGAACCTCAGTTATTAGAAAAGGTTGCAGGTGATTTTGTGTTTAATTCTGTAAAGGGTACTGCGCAATTTTCGGTATCTGAACCATTACAAGTCTTAGAAATTGGTACTGGTTTCATGATGGTAAAACGTGAAGTATTTAAAAAAATGGAAGAAGCATATCCAATGATTCGTTATAAACCTGACCATGTTGGACAACAACATTTTGATGGTACAAGATATATTCACGCTTTCTTTGATACAGTTATTGATACAAAAGATTCAATTGTTGGTGGTGGTTCTGATCGTTATCTATCAGAAGATTATATGTTCTGTCAGATGTGGAGAAAGATCGGTGGTGAAATCTGGTTATGTCCATGGATGAAAACAAGTCATATGGGTACGTACCATTTCCATGGAGATATGCCAGCAGTGGCAAATTATGTTGGAGAGATGTAAATCGACAAAATCATAAATACTTTTATGAATAATTAACATAAGAGTATTTTTATGAAAGAAAAATATGGGTTTGTGTATATTTGGAGAGATAAAAAAAGAAAAATGTTTTATATTGGTTGTCATTGGGGTAATGTTAGTGACAAATATATTTGTTCTTCCGATAGAATGGGTCACGCATATAAACGAAGACCCCATGATTTCAAACGAAAAATATTAGAAACAAATATAAAAAATAAATCATTATTATTGGAACGAGAATATTATTGGTTACAACAAATAAAAACAGAAGAGTTATCTAAAAAATATTATAATGCAACAAATAAAAAATTTGGTCATTGGTTCGAAACTAAAGATTTTTCTGGTAAAAATCATCCTAGATATGGAAAATCACATACAGAAGAATCTAGAAAAAAATTAAGTGAATCGCATAAAGGACAAATACCATGGAACAAAGGAAAAACAGGAATATATTCAGAAGAAACACGAAAAAAAATAAGTGATGCACATAAAGGTAACGAATACAATAAAGGTAAAAGACATTCAGATGAATCAAAACAAAAAATGTCTAAGACTAAGATAGGAAAAGAACCATGGAATAAAGGTAAAAAATTAGGATCAAATCCAGAACAAAGTAAAAGAATGAAAGGTAATATTCCTTGGAATAAAGGTAAAAAATGTCCACAAATAACTGGAGAAAAAAACGGTGCAAAAAAACTTAAAGGTAAATCTTGGTTTTTTAATAAAGAAACTAATAAAAGAGAATGGATATTGTAAATGTGACGGAGAATTATAATATGGCAGAAAAACCAAAAGTACAAGAAACAACTGAATATGAAAGTTGTATTGGTGAAAAAGATACATCTTATTTACCTTCTGATCTAACTGATTTTTTAGGTATAGAAGATGATAGTGAAGATAAAGAATGGAAAAAACACTGGAAAGGTATGCCTGAATTTGTTCAGGAAGATAATCCTCCATATAAAAAATTGATTATTAGTTTTAGAAATAAAGAAGATTATGATGAATTTGTTTCAAAAACAAAAGATGTTCTTGATCAAACAATGACAGAAAAAACTAAATCAATTTGGTATCCAGCTTTAGATCGTGATCAAAATTCTTTGAAGAGATGGATTGAAGAATGAAACATACTAATCCAAAATATCCAGTTTATATTATTTCAAAAGGTAGATCAGATTCCATGATAACATCTAAATCGTTATCTAGAATGAAAGTATCACATTATATTATTATTGAACCACAAGATGAAGAACCTTATGAAAAAGCATTAGATACTTTTGGTATAAGAGATTACGTTACATTAGTTATTGCACCATTTAGTAATCATGGCGATGGTCCAGGCAGAGCAAGAAACTTTGCTTGGGATCATTCCATTCATCTTGGCGCAGAAAAACATTGGGTACTTGATGATAATATTTCTGATTTTTATCGATTGCATAGAAATGAACGTATTCGTGTTGAATCTGGTATCATATTTAAGATTGCAGAAGATTTTGTGGATAGATATGAAAATATTCCTATTTCAGGTTTTCAATATAGATTCTTTATTGCACCAAATAGTAAATATCCACCAATCGTTTTTAATACAAGAATTTACTCATGTTTATTGATTGACAATAATTGTAAACATCGTTGGAGAGGTAGATATAACGAAGATACAGATATTTGTCTTCGTGTTTTAAAAGATGGTGATTGTACAGTACAGTTTAATGCTTTTCTTCAAGGTAAAGCTGCAACACAAACTGTTAAAGGCGGTAATACAGCAGAGTTCTATCATGCTGAAGGAACACTGGATAAAAGTCAATGGAGAGATGGTCAATTAAATCCAGAAGGTACTATCAATAAGTCACAAATGCTTGTTGATTTGCATCCAGATGTTGCAAGAATCGTTTGGAAATATGGAAGATGGCACCATTATGTTGATTATGGTCCATTTAAGAAAAATAAACCTATATTGAAAGATGGGATTGTTGTTGAAAATAAAGTTAATAATTATGGTTTAGTATTAACCAAAAACTTTAAAGGTTAGATTATGATAATAGGATTAGTAGGATTTATTGGATCAGGTAAAGGTACTGCTGCCGATATTCTTGTTAAAAATCATGGTTATGAAAAGATAAGTTTTGCATCTAAAGTAAAAGATGTTGCTGCAACTCTATTTGATTGGCCAAGAGATTTACTTGAAGGTGAAACTGAGGAATCAAGAAAATGGCGTGAAGAAAAGAATGAATTTTGGTCTGAAAAATTCAAACAAGATTTCACACCAAGACTTGCATTACAATTAATTGGAACAGAATTTGGAAGAAAAGTTTTTAGTAAAGATATTTGGATAAATTTTTTAGAATCTAAAATTGAATCAAATAAAAATTATGTGATATCTGATGTAAGATTTCCAAATGAAATTCAATGGATACAAGAACAGGGTGGTAAAATTATTGAAATCGATAAAGATCCAAAACCTGAATGGTATAAAAGCATGTGTAATGCTTATGGTAATAATTTTTACAAAGAAACGTGGATATTAGATGAAATGCAAAATGTACACCAATCTGAATATCTTTGGTTAAATGAAAAAATTAATTTTACGGTAAAAAATAATGGTACTATTGAAGATTTGTCAAATAGATTGAATTATGTATTGACAAAGATAAACGATAGTGTTATGATTGATGGTGTAATTTATCATGGAGATTAAAATGAAGTTATCGAAAGAAACAATTGAATTATTAAAAAACTTTTCAACAATTAATTCTGGTATTGAATTTAGAAAAGGTAATGTTTTATCTACCATTTCTCAACAAAAAACAATTCTTGCTTCCACAACAATCAAAGAAGAATTTCCACAAGATTTTTGTGTATATGATTTAAATGAATTTTTGTCTGTGTATGGTCTTTTCAAAAATGATGCTGATTTGAAATTTCATAACAACATAGTAATGATTGGTACAGATAAGAACAAAGTTAAATTTAGAGCAGCAGCAAAAAATGCGATTGTTACTCCACCAGAAGGTAAAAAACTTTCATTATCAAATGTTGATGTTAGTTTTAGTTTATCACAAGAAAATATTTTATCTGTTATCGATGCTTCTCGTGTATTAAAATTACCACATATCTCTATCGAATCTGATGGTCACAAAATTTATTTGAAAGCTTGTGATGCAAGTAACGATTCTGCTCATGAATCAAGTATTGAGATTTGTGAAGGTAATGGATTAAAATATAAATTTGTGTATCTCACAGATAACTGGAAAGTAATTTCGGGATCTTATGATATTGAAATTGATAAACGTGGTATCTCTTTATTCAAAAACACTAAAGTTGACTTATCATATTTTATTGTTGCTGAATCCAAATTTTCAAACTTTACTGGAGAATAAAATATGTTACTTACTTTAACTGAAGATGGTACAAATAATACACTTTTCATTAATAGTGAATATGTTGTTGCAGTATTTACTTCTATGCAAGAAGAATCTAAAGGTAAAACAATTGTTGCATTAATTAATGGTTCAGTTGTTGTTACACAAAAAGATTATGAAATTGCAGGAATGATTAAAGGAGTAAATTAATGGTCTCTATTCAAACAATTTTTGGTAATTTTAATGAAAATCAATTAAAAGAAATCAAAGGTGCCATTCAAGAAATTAATGAATCAATGGTAAAAATGGATCATGAAAAAGATTCAATTAAAGCAATCGTTGATGCTCTTTATGATTCAACAAAGATTCCTAAAAAAATCATCAAAAGAATGGCACGTGTTCAGTATAAACAAAACTTTCAAGAAGAAGTTGCTGAACATAAAGAATTTGAAACATTGTTTGAAGGTTTGACAGTAGTAAAATAAATATTTTTGAGTTGTTTTATATTATGGAGAATGTGAATGTTAAACGAAGATATTTTATGGACAGAAATCTATCGTCCTAAAAAAATTGAAGATTGTATTTTACCAGATTCTATCAAATCTACCTTTGAAGAGTATGTAAAAAAAGGTGAGATTCCGAATCTTTTATTATCAGGATCAGCAGGTGTAGGTAAAACAACTATTGCAAAAGCATTATGTGAAGAGGTTGGTTGTGACTACATTGTAATAAATGGTTCAGATGAATCTGGTATTGATACTTTCAGAACAAAAATTAAATCATATGCTTCCACAGTCAGTTTAATGGGTGGAAGAAAAGTCATTATCATTGATGAAGCGGATTATCTAAATCCTAATTCAACTCAACCTGCACTTCGTGGTGCAATCGAAGAGTTCTCTTCAAACTGTTCTTTTATTTTTACTTGTAATTTTAAAAATAGAATTATTGATCCAATTCATTCAAGGTGTACCGTTATTGATTTCAAAATCAATGGTAGTCGTCAAAAAATGGCAGCTCAATTCTTTAAGCGAGTTGAATATATTTTAAATGATCAAAAAATAAAATATGACAAAGAAGTTGTTGCTGCCGTCATAACAAAACACTTTCCTGATAACAGAAGAATTTTAAATGAGTTACAAAGGTATTCTGCATCAGGTACGATTGATAAAGGTATATTATCTTCTGTTGCCGATATTCAAATTAAAGAACTTGTTGATGCAATTAAATCAAAAGACTTTAGTAAAGCAAGAAAATGGGTAACAAATAATCTCGATAATGATCCTGCATTAATTTATAGAAAACTTTATGATTCTGTTTTTGAATCTTTAAAACCACAATCTGTACCACAAGCAGTTTTGATTATTGCAAAATATCAATATCAAGCAGCATTTGCAGCAGATCAAGAAATTAATTTAGTTGCTTGTCTTGTTGAATTTATGGTGGAATTGGAGTTTAAATAATGCCTGATTTATTTAAAGAAATTATACCATCAATATTACAGACAAAGAAAAATGTTTTAAATGATGAAATAGACTACAAAGATTATACTCCGTTTATAGTAAACAAAGCCTTATCTTATCATTTGGATTGTATTCCTTATGTGAACGAAATAAATTGCTTACATTTTTTAGATAAAGACCTTCAATATCAGTATCTTATAAATAGTATTAGATCGATGAAAAGAAAATTTCAACCTTGGCAAAAATCATCGATAGATAAAGATATAGAATGTGTCAAGTTATATTTTGGTTTTTCTAATTTGAAAGCAAAAGATGCTTTACGTGTTCTCACAAGTGATCAGATCGCTTACATAAAAACAAAAATAGATAAAGGCGGAGTGAATAAATGAGTATACCTAGTGTATTTTCAGGACATGGTGTTGAAGTAACACTTAAAGATGAAGATGATTTTCTTAAGGTAAAAGAAACACTAACAAGAATGGGTGTAGCATCTAGAAAAGATAAAATTCTTTACCAATCTTGCCACATTCTTCATAAAAGAGGATTTTATGCTATTGTCCATTTTAAAGAATTATTTGCTTTAGATGGCAAATCAACCGATATTACAGATAATGATTTAGCAAGAAGAAATGCTATTGCTAAGTTATTGGAAGATTGGGAACTTGTTAAAATAACAGATAAACAATCAGCTGAAAATCCATCACCAATATTTTTAAGTCAAATCAAGATTCTTTCGCACAAAGAAAAGAAAGATTGGCAATTGATTCAAAAATATAGTATTGGTAATAAATCTAAAAAAGATTGACAAAAATCTAAAAAAGTGTTATAAATATAAACTGTGAATGCCTAATGGGTTCACAGTTTATTTTAATTCTTGCTTAATATAAGGAGAAACACTATGGGTAAAAACCTACCTCAAGATACTTTTGCGTCTATCATTAATGAATTTAATAAAGAATTCTATCCTTTTACCGTTGGATTTGATTCTATGTTTAAACAAATAAATGATATGTCTAAAACGATGCAGAAAGTAATTCCTCAAACAAACTTTCCTCCATACAACATCAAAAAAGTAAAAGAAAACAAATACGTCATTGAAATGGCAGTTGCTGGTTTTTCTAAATCTGATATTGAAGTTACATTAGATGGTAACAATCTAATCATCAGTGGAAATTCAAAAAATGATGATTCAGTATCAAATGAAAATTTTATTTACAAAGGTATTGCTGATCGTAGTTTTAAACGCATGTTTACCTTAGAAGATAAAATTGAAATTAAAGATGCAGAACTAGTGAATGGTATGTTGAAAATATGGTTAGAAAGTTTCATCAAAACTCAAGAAACTATCAAAAAAATTGATATTAAGGAAAAATCATGAATTGGTGGCCCGTTTCAGATGATGAATGGGACCAATTGAATTTTCCAAATAAGAAAAAATAGTGAAAAATATGGTAGGGTGCTTGACAAGTACCCTACTTTATGATATTATATAACCATAATATGTCATGGAGAATGTGAGAATGGTTAAAAATCTAATGAGAAAAGAAGTTTTTGATGTGAATAATACCAATCATATTGAAGAATACAAATACTTTTTACAGAATAATAAATGGAAAAGTGATTTTATTTTTGAATTAGAATTTCCATATTTGACTGTTCCTGATATGATTAAAGAAAAACTCTTAAGGAAATTCTTAAATGTTTGATTGGATTGATTGGATTAGATATTCTGGTTGTAATATTACATTAAAACTTAATCCCTTTCATTGGCGTATCCATGCAGAATTGTATAGGTCAGCTGATATGTGGGAGGAAGATGCTTTCATTATAGAATTATTACCTATTACAATTAGAGTTTGGATTGATGATGGATCTTGGTAATGAAAGAAAAATTTATTAATGCATACATGGATGTTGCAAAGAGATTTGCAGAATTATCCAGTGCAAAAAGATTAAAAGTTGGTGCAATTATTGTAAAAGATGATAGAATAATATCTATCGGTTATAATGGTATGCCAGCTGGTTGGACAAATGAGTGTGAAGATATTATTGAACATTATGAAGATGGAAGTTTTCTAACAAAAACAAAAGATGAAGTTATTCATGCTGAACAAAATGCTCTCTATAAACTTGCTGGAAGTAATGAATGTGGTAAAAATTCAACTATGTTTCTAACACATGGTCCTTGTATTGAATGTGCTAAAGGAATATACACATCTGGTATATCTGAAGTTTTTTATGAAAAAGAATATAGAAATTCAGAAGGAATAAATTTTCTATTAAAATGTGGAGTAAATGTGAAAAGGATATAAATAAAAGTGTTACATGCTGAAGCGGAAAATACTTTTATGAAACACAAACATCACATAATTCCAAAACATATGGGTGGAACAGATGATCCATCAAATCTTATAGAATTGACTGTTGAAGAACACGCAGAATCTCACAGATTATTACATGAAAAATATGGTAAAAAAGAAGATTTGTGTGCTTATTATATGCTTTCTGGAAAAAACAAAAATCCTGAATTTGTCAGATTAAGAGCATCTTTGGGTGGAAAAGCATTATTTAAAAAAAGAAAATTGTTAGGAATTCCAATAGGATTTTCTAATATGAATAAAGAACGACATAGTAAAATGTGTTCGGAACAAGGAAAAATTCAAGGTAAAATAAATTCTGAAAATGGACATATACAAAAAATACAAAAAACAGTTGATGTAAAAAAAGCAGGTAAATTGGGTGGTAAATCAACAATAAGAAGTGGTAAAGGTTCTTTTGCTAACAATGAATTGAGATTAATATCAGCAACCAAAGGTGGAAAAATTCAAGGTAAAATAAATTCTGAAAATGGTCATCTTGAAAGAATAAACAAAGAATATTGGAATAATGTTAAAAATGGTATTATAAAAAGAAAAAAGAAAAAGTGGTATTATAATAAAGAAACTAATGATTCTCTTCTATTAAATTGTGGAGATGATGTTCCGAAAGGATATATTCCAGGAAGAAAAATAAAAAAGAAATAAATATAATCAAAAACAGGAGTTTTAAGGTGAATCTACGAATAGTTGGATGTCCTGAAAAAGAGAAGTTTTTGCCATTTTTAAAAAAAGCGGTAGATTTTTACTCTGAATGCTTGTTTTCTAAGAAATTGTGTGATAATATACATCTTAAGATTAAGTTTAATAAGACTTTGGAGTTCTATGGTAACGCTTCCATAGAAGAGTATAATAATAGTAGAAAAGCAAGAGAATTTTTAATCCAGTTGAATCCTAATATAGGTGCAGCTGAAATACTAAAAACACTAGCACAT